TTGAAGAACTCAAAAAAGTTGATGTTACAGCTTATGAACAAAAAATCAAAGAAATACAAGAAGAAAACTTAAAGTCAAAAACAGACTTTGAAAATCAATTAAAACAGACCAAGATTGATTTATTGATTGAAAACGCATTAATCAAAGCAGGTGCAAAAGATGCGAAATTGCTTAAATCTATGATTGCAACAGATAAAATAATCATAGATAACGAAAAAACAATTGGATTAGATGAGCAATTAGCAGATATTAAAAAATCCCACGGTTGGGCTTTTGCAGACGAGCAAACAATAATTACAACAGGACAACCACAGCAGCCAAACACAATACAACCTAGTCTTGCAGATGCAATAAAAGGGAAAATGTTTGGCAGTTAATTAAAAGAAAGAAGGAAATTTAATGCCAATTACTTTATTAGAAGCAAAAGAAACTTGTCAAGATAAATTGACACAATATGTAATAGACGAATTTAGAAAATCAGCACTTTTAGATATGTTGCCTTTTGACAACAATGTAAAACCTGACGGATCAACATCTATGTTGTATGCATATAATCGTACAACCACACAACCTACTGCAAGCGTAAGAAGTATAAATGCTGAATACGTTGCACAAGAAGCAAAAACAACTAAATATACAACTGAAATGAAGATTTTAGGCGGATCATTTGAAATAGACAGAGCGATTATAAATAACCAAAAAGGTGTAATCGACCATGTAACATATCAAATGAACGAAAAAATCAAAGCTACTAGGGCTTTATTTCACGATTTATTTATAAACGGTGACAATGGAGTAAATGCCAATGAATTCGATGGATTAAACAAAGCCATAACAGGTTCAGCGACTGAAATCGTGCCAGTCGCAGCAATTAATTTATCTACATCAGCAAACATCACAGCTAATGCACCAGTGCTATTAGACACAATCAGAAAATTAATGGCTGAATTATCCTCAACTCCTGATGTTATGCTTTTGAATTCTGAAATGTACGCAGTGTTCCAGTCCATAATGGATAGAGCAGGGATGGTAACTTCGAAAAAAAATTTTGGTGCTGAAGTGTTCAAATGGGGCGACACAGCAGTCATGAAAATGGGTGACAAACCAGGTACAAGTAACCCAATTATACCAATTGTAAACGGCGAAACATCTATTTACTTTGCAAAATTGGGTATGGATGCAGTACATGCAATCTCACCATCACAGATGATTAATACTTACTTGCCAAATATGCAAGAAACAGGGGCGGTAAAAAAAGGCGAAGTAGAATTAATTGCAGCAATGGTTATGAAAAATCAATATAGTGCGGGTGCTATCAGAAAAATTAAAATTGCGTAAAGGAGGAATATAAATGCCAAGAATTTATTCGGACAACGATTTACATAAAAATTTATGGTGCGGTGGGATAAAATTTTACAATGGCGTTGGAATAGCTGCAGCCGATGCGGATACAAGTTATTTTACTGCCCATTATTTTGTTGATACGTCAAAATCACATAGAACTATATTTGACGATTTGACAGGAGCACAACTTAGACAAATTACATCTATATTGCAGTTGACAATTGACCAAGGAGCTACACCCGATACAAAACAGGTGCTTGTCAGGGCAATAGAAACAGAATTATCAAGTAAGTACAGAACAGCAGTCACAGTCTCGTCGACAGCTGGAACAGATACTGGCGATACAGCCATCACAATATCTGGACAAGGCACATATAAATACAAAACATCAGCAACTACAGCGGTTAATGCGTTGTATTTAGATGACGTGTCAGATTGGAAGGATATCAAAACAGGAGATAATATAACACCAGCTGCAACCCACGATAAAATAGCAATATGCAAAGTAGACACAAACGGTCTAGTGCTAGGGTATGGCTCGACAACAATTACCAAAAAGTCATAATAATAAATTAGGGGGCACGTTATGGCGTATATTATAAAAACTGACTATACAGCATTTACAACTACAGTAATAAGCGATAGCGATTTTACATTAATATCAGAGCGTGCCTCAGATATTTTAGATGTAATTACTTTTAACAAAATTGCGGACAAAGGGATATCTTTTTATCCCTTGTCTGTACAAAATAAAATCAAAAAATCAGTGTGTGCATTATGCGAGTCTATACAGATAAACGGTGGAGTTACAGCTTTAGCACAGTCGGCTGACGACTTGCCAAGTGTGTCAATTGGTAGTTTTAGTTATGGCAAAAGTTTTAGTTATGGCAAAAACTCCAGAAGCGGCACAAATAGCGTATATGGAGTAACAATACCACCGCTTTTGTATATGTATTTAACTGGCACAGGGTTACTTTATTGTGGAGGAGTTGATATAGTTGATAATACAACAAATCCCTGCAATACTTTTAATACATTCCTGCGTGCAAAAAACAGGGATAACGGTTGACACATGGGGTAATGCAACTTATGCGACATCTAAGACTATAAATCATGTAAGATTTGAGCCTTATCAAAAAAGGGAAATCTCAAAGGATAATCAAGAGATAAAATATAATCTAAAGATGTTTTACGACGCGGCAAACAGCACAGCAACAACATTTACTATTAATGATGTGATAACTTATAATAACACGGATTACCAAGTCAAGGAAATCAAAGAGTTGTTTACTGATAAATTACATCATTTAGAAATTGGTTTGGTTTAATATGGCTAGAGTTGAGATAAACATGCAACAGATTTTAAATCGTATCAATCAAGCAAACGACGAGGGCAGGCGGATTGTAACAGGAGAATTTGTAAAAGACGCAAATTATTATGTAAGACAAGACACAGGAGTTTTAAAAACGTCTGCTATACGTCACAGTGATTTTGAAAATGGGAAAGCGGTATGGAATACCGAATATGCTCGCAAAGTGTATTACACAGGTCACCCAGTTTTGGATAAAAATCCAAACGCATCATTGATGTGGGCACATAAGGCTCACATGCAGCACAAAGACAAATATTTAAGCATTTTAAAAAGCATAGCAAGGGGGTTAAGCAATGTGTGAGACTGCATTAAGTGTTGTTATGTCTGAGGTCGCAAAATTAGGTTTAGCTATAACTCATGGTTCAATTCCAACAAATGGTAGTTTTGCTTGTTACGTCGGAGCCGGCTCAGAGTCTGAGAGGTTTTATAACGACGATAGCATAATTGATGTTTTAGTCAGCATAAATGGCAAACACACAAACGTGCAGACTTTACTGCAAAACTTTGGCTTAATCTCAAATAGTTTAGTAAAATACAGAGATGACAATATAATTGGCATACGTATATCAAGCGTGCCGGTGTTCGTAGACAAGGAAGAAAATAGTCAAGCTTGGATTTATAACATGATCTTAAACATCCAAGTTTTTAAAAGGAGTGTGTAAAATATGGCATTAGGAATTAATTACAAAAACACGTGGGAAATCGATGTAAATCCTGGCGGTTCTCCTCAATGGGAAACTTTGGGTGCAGGAACGACAAACGTTACTCATAATCTAAACGAGGTCTTGTATCAAGCATCTTATATAGATGATGAGGGTTGGGGGTCTACTGAGGTAACTGGTGCTCAATTAACAATGGCATTTACTGGAGCAAGAAAATACGAAGACGCGGCACAAAATTTTATATTTAGCGATGCAGTTAAGTATAATTTTGGAGACGCTCGTAAAACAACAATGAGGGTGTTATATCAAAATGGTGATATATTGTCAATACCAGTAACAATTGTAAACCCGATTGACAAAGGTGGAGACGCAAACGTTAAGTCTGACATGTCGTTTGAGCTACACGGTAACGGAAGGCCAGTACTGACATTAAGCGGATTATTGGGTTCATTAACAGTAGTTTCTGTCTCTGGAACAAGTGGGAAAACTAAGGTTTACGTAAACCCAGCAGTTACTTCGTCGCACAGTTATAAGTATAAACTTGCTACAACAGCGGTTTCTGTAAGTTATGACGAAGTGGCAACTACTGGTTGGAGTACTTGGGATGGAACCGCGGAAATAACTGCAACAACTGGCCAAGTTATTACAATAGTCGAAGTACTTACTGCAGATAATAAAGTTAAAAAAACTGGAAGTCAAACAGTAACTGCCGGATAAAAATACGCCCTGTTAATTCAGGGCATTTTTACAATGATTAAAAGGAGAAAATTTATGTTTACATTAAAAAGAAATCAAAATATTACTGAGCAAGTACAGATTGCTGATGAGGTCATAACTTTAGATTTATCAGCTGATGGGATATACAAAACCGTAAATAAAGCACAAAATGAATTAATAATTGTGCAAGCAAAGTTAAGAAACGAAAAAGCAACAGAAGAAGATTATTACATGTCAATAGATGGACTATATAACGCAGTTTTTGGAAGTGAAAACTATGATAAAATAAAAACGTTTTACGAGGGCAATTACTTAGAAATGGTGACGCAAACTACAGATTTACTTGAATATGTAGTCAAAAAAATGCAGGAGTCAGCAGAAAAATTACAAAAAACGGCAGGTGAGAAATACAAGAATGCTAAGTCGATTTTTAAGTAACAAAATCAGATTTGGCAATAAAATATATAATTTAAATCTTAGTTTTGATAATGTGTTACGAGTTTTTGAGTTACAGGAAGATAAGGAAATTTTGAAAACTGTAAAAATAGACATAATGTTGTCAATGCTAGTAAAAAATAAAATTAAAGATATGCATCTATCAGATAAAATTATGCTGCTAGGTGCTATTTTTAAAGATTATATATTGCCCAAATCTGATAACAAAAAAGAGAACACGCAAAAAAGTCTTGATTTTAAGCAAGATGCAAGCTATATTTATGCTGCATTTTACAGAGATTATAAAATAGATTTGCAAAACGAAATCGGCAAAATGGACTGGCGTAAATTTTACGCATTATTTCAAGGCTTAGGTGAGGATAATATGATTAGTAAAATTATGTCTATTAGAACTCAAAAAATCCCAGCTAAAAATAAATATAACGCAGAACAAGTAGATGCAATTGTAAAAGCAAAACAAACGTTTAAACTCGAGAATACTGTTGATAATTTCGAAGAAGAAATGGATAAATTGGGAGCACAGTTAGCGAGCATAGCAAAAAGGAGTTGATAAATAATGGCGGACGGAAGAATAGAGTATGACGTGGTCATAAATAGTGAAAACGTGCATCGGGATTTAAATCAAGTAAACAGCGATATAGAAGAAACTGTCACGAGTAGTGAAAAAAAAGCAAATGACGGACTAAAAAAAGTTGGAAATGCCGTAGGCAATATGGCAAAACAAGCTGCTATTGCTACAGGTGCAGCGATAGCAGGGGCATCAGTTGCAGCGGTAAAATTTGGTTCAGAATTTGAAACGGCAATAGCTGGAGCATCAACGCTGTTTGGCGATACGGCTGTTGATGTTGATAATCTAAAATCAAAAATGTTAGAATTGTCTAGTGAGAGTGGAGTAGCTGCGGCGGATTTGGGCAACTCACTTTATAATGCGTTGTCCTCAGGTGTTCCCGCTTCTGAAGATATGAGCGAGGCTTTAGAATTTTTAGAAAAAAACACACGTCTTGCAAAAGCAGGGTTTACAGATATAGACACAGCACAGAGTGCAACGATTAAAACTTTAAATGCGTATAATTTGGGATTAGAAGAAACTGACAGAATACAAAAAGTTTTGATGCAAACCCAAAATTTAGGTATTACAACAGTTGACGAACTAGGTAGGGTTTTATATAATGTAACGCCAACCGCGGCGGCACTAGGCGTAAATTTCGAACAAGTCGGAGCAGGTCTTGCAGTAATGACAGCAGCAGGAACACCTGCTGCTCAAGCGACGACGATGTTAAATTCCATGTTCTCAGAATTAGCGAAAGATGGAACAAAAGCCAGTAAATCACTTGAAGCTGCCGCGGAAAACACCCAGTATGCAGGGATGAGTTTTACAGAAATGATAGAAAGCGGAGCAGATATATGCGACGTATTAACGTTGATAAAAAACTCTGCAGACACTAGCGGACTAAGTTTAATTGATATGTTTTCAAGCATTGAAGCCGGGAAAGGTGCTTTGGCACTTACTGGAGAAAATGCAGAAAAATTCAAGAACTCTTTAAAGGGAATGTCAACAGAGACAGATGTAGTAAGCGACGCATTTGACAAGGTATCAAGCACAACAGCACAAAAATTTGAAAAAATGATGAATAATCTAAAAAATGTGTCTATAAAATTATTTGAAAAAATGTTACCACTTATAGATAAAATTTTTCCTCAACTTGAAAAACTGATTGATAAATTGATAGACCCGCTCATGACTTTAGTTGATAAAGTTTTTGAGAGTTTGATTGTTGTTTTAGACAAACTCATAGACCCATTTATGGAATTAATTGACGCGATATTAGAGCCTTTGCTATCTGTTATAGATGTGTTAATTCCTATTTTTGTTAGCTTTGTTGATATAATTGCAAGACTAGCACCGATTTTGACACCGATTGTTGAATTGTTTGCAATGTTAATATCTACAATTCTCCCACCTTTTATAGATTTTTTTGTTAAAATTATAGACTTGATTATGCCAGTTTTAATAAGTTTGTTTGAGGCTTTGCAACCAGTCTTGGAACGTTTGATAACCGCTATCATGCCTGTTTTTATTGCTTTATTTGAGGCTTTGATACCAATCGTACAGATAATCACAGATAGCATTTTACCAATTTTTATAGAATTATGGTCAGAGTTGGGAGAATATTTTGTATTAGCTTTAGAAACGTTTTTGCCATGTTTGGTAGAGGCTTTGCAATTTTTAGCAGATGTGCTAGAAGATGTTGAACCATACATAAAAAAAGTATCTGAAGCAGTAATCAAAAATATGAAAGATGCTTTTGAAAAAGTTAAAGGTCCAATCGAAGAAATTCAAAAAGTCCTTGAAATCTTAAAAGTATATATGTGGGATAAGTTCCGTGCGAAATTTATCGAGGTATGGGAAGCGATAAAAGATGGTGTTAAAAACGCACTTGTTGCAATCCCGATATTTTTAATAAACACAATAAACAGTGCAATTGAGTTGCTAAACGGCATGATAGATAAGGTTAACAGCATAGCAGGGGCGTTAAATATTGAGTTAATACCAAATCTTGGTTATGTATCAATGCCAACATTCCATACTGGTGGAATAGTAGATTTTGGAAAAGCTGAGGGAACAGCAATTTTAAAGTCAGGCGAAATGGTGCTTACCGCATCACAACAGCGTAATTTATTTGAGATGGCAAATGGTAGAGGTTATAACAATGACGGTGGAAACACAAACAATAATGTAACTAATGTATATATGACTAATAATGTAAGAGATGACTTGGATATTGAAAAAATAAATCAAGAACTTAAGAAATTATCAAATAAAAACTTGAGGGCTATGGGAATGTAGTGTATAATATTAGGGAGTGATTGCTCCCTGAAAGGAGATTAAAAAAAATGTTTGAATTTAAAGGGATATCAAGTACAGAGTTTGGCGTCAAGGTTGTATCTAAAACCCCAATGTCAAAATCTGCAAGAAGATACAATAAATCGATTTATTACGGAAATTATGTAGCGGAGAAAATAGTATCAAAAAATGAATTTTTAATGACAGAGTGTGAAATTATAGTCGAATGCGACAAATCTAAAGTTAGGGATTTATACTCCTGGCTCGAAGGTTACGGCGATTACATAGACACTGATGAGGCAGATAAATATTACAAAGTCTATGCAGTAGATGCAATTGAGTGTAATCGCGTAAATGTATCAGATATACGTCAAGTAAAAATAGTTTTTAAGGCTCAACCATTTGCTTACAAGGTTGACAATTTTACAGTAACTGTGTGGAGCGGGTCGACAATTTTAAATGAGGGCACGATAATAGCACAGCCGATTTATTATTTAACAGGAAATGGGATTATAACTCTTAAAGTAAATATGACAACAAAACCACTTATAATCAAAGACGTGGCAGGTACGATAGTAGTCGATACAGTTAATATGTTGATTTATGATTTAGATACAAAAATAAATTTTATGAATAAATCAACTGGAAAATTACCACTTTTAAACGTGGGAATTAATTTAATAGAGTTTACAAACGTGAGCAACTGTGAAATAACAAAAAATGAGAGGTGGTTATAATGGCACTTCAAGGAACAGGAACAGAATTAGATCCTTATTTAATTACAAATCTGACAGAATTACGAACAGAGGTTACAAATGCAAACGCTTATTATAAAGTTACTCAAGATTTAGATGTAATAGGCACAGATTGGGAAAAAGAATGGACTGTATGCACGATTGCATGTTTGCAGTTAGATTTTAACAACAAAAAACTTAGGAACATTACAACTGCTTTAGGACACGATGTTTTTAAATACAATTGCATAAATTCAAAAATTATAAATGCAAATTTTGAAAATATTACTTGCAATAAGCACGTATTTGGTCATGTCACAAGTTACAAAACAATGAGTAACTTGACTATTTTAAACAGTAGCTTTAGTATAAAATGGAATGGGAGCACGTTTGGCTATGGATTGTTTGGGGTAATAAACACTACAGTTGATAGTTGCGAGTTTAAATTAAAAATTTATGGAACTGTAACCGCCGTTTTTTGGTCGGATGGATATTTTGACAGATGCCACGTTAATGTCACTGGTAATTTTACGTTATTGGAAACACATTTGGAAGTATCTTCAGGATCTTGGAAATTTCGTATCTGTTTTTTTAGGTTGTTAAATCGTGGTACAAAAATATATCTAACCGGGGATGCGACAATCAACATACCACCTGACTATCCTTTTTTGTTTTTTGCAAATGGGGTAAACTTTGCGT